TCTGTCGCTGTTGGCTCATTGTCGCCAACTGCTCGACCATTGCCGCTGAGTTTTGTTTGCTTATAGCGTCTTTATTAAGACCTTGGGATAGGCGAGAGACACCAGAAGTGTCTTCTTTATCCTCATCTAACATCTGAATAGTTTGGAATACAAACGGGTTCAGAGATGCTTGAGGCATAGGGCTAATAGCGTCAGGGCGTGATATGTTCACGATACCGCCGACACGATTGTCTATTAGTTCTCTTGGGTTCGTAAGGCCACCTTTCACCACTGTATAACGTGGGTTGTTAGTAACCATAGCGTGATCAAGTATAGAACGTGTTAATACTGTACGTGCATTCTGTATGCCTAGTAGTTTCTCAGCAAAGTTGTTGCCGTGGAAAGCATGTGGAATAGGCAGGGGTACAAAAGCTACGAATGGACGTCGCTTTACTATCTCTTTCTCAAGTAAGATGTTTGATGCTTTGACTACTTTGTAGAGTTCAGCAACACCAGTTCCTTCACAATCTAGTTCAATGAATGCTTCGACCACAGTTACCTGTCGTGTTTGACGTTGGTAGCCTTTTGCATTGAAGCCTCGGTCTGCACCGATGTCATCAAAGCGAGATAGTATCTCAGGGTCATTGTCAAAGTCTGTGTCTTCATTGTCAGAAATTTTAGCAACTAAGTCTTCATCGTAGCCCATCTCTATGAGTTCAGAGATAGACTTCTTAGTCCTGTGTGCACAGAAGCTAACGTCATCTAAAGACTTTGCTTGTGGTTCGATTAAGAACTCTTCTGGTGCAATAGCCTCAACCTTAACCTGTGACGTATCACGGGTTACACGTAGCTCACCAGAGAACATACCAGCCTCTTCAGTAAGTTCTTCAATCTCTACATTATCTTCTGCTAGAAGTGCATCCAGTTCTTCCTCAGTAAGTCCTTCGACATACTCAAGTGTACTTTCGTCTTGCATGCACCAATAAACTTTAGCTACGCCAGCACGAGCGATTAGACCATCGTGAATAACAGTCTGCATAGTTTCAAACAGGTTGTTCTGACGATGTAGTACATAGTCGGTGTACTCTGTGCAGACTTCAGCTGTAGGAACATCATCAGCATTCTGTGGTGAGAACCTGAGTGTCTTGTTGCCTGTACTGAAGGTCTCTAGCAAAGATGCCTTCATGCTTTCTACAGCGTCATAGACGTCTTGGCTGACATACTTACTATTACCATCATGCGCTGGGCGTGGTAGTTTAGCTGAATAGTAGTCCATTACCTGTCTACGTTCTTTCGACAACTCACTGTCATAATATCCAATAGAACGTCTTAAATTAGTATCGACTATGGACACAATCTGATCGTCGTCGAGTTTTTTATAATCTTTATTTGATTTCATATCTAAACCATCTCAATATAGTAATCGTCAACTGCATCTATGGGCTCCCAAGCACCTTCATGAATATGATTGGCTAGGGCTAAACTCATGACACAGTCATCAAAGCATCCAGCTTCTGCCTCCATCCCACCACTTTGTGTGACGATGTATGTTAGCATTTCCCGAATAGTGACTTTATCGTTTAGTTCGATCTTACCCTCTCGAACTGAGGCTCTGAGTTCATCAATGATCAGAGGTTTTGTCTTGGATGTCGTAGTAAAACCTAATTTGACTGTCTCTTTGTCAGTTAGCTTATCTACTTGTACTTCTGTGTAGAAGTTAGGGTAGGCCATGTCTTTTCCAAGACGGGTACATGTTAGAATACCATGACTGTTGTTCTCTACAATTATGTAGGCAAAGTTAAAGAACTCACCTAGCTTATAGAGCACTGTAGCAAAGTAATCAGGATGAACTTGGGCACGATAGGTTGCCACCTGTCGTTTCTTGCTGTCGAGAACTTGGGCAACTGACCAGTCACCACCACGGACACCCATAGCAACGTCTGCTCCTATGGTGTACTTCTCGCCATCATCTAGTTTGCGATAGAGTGTTAGTTCTCCACGCATGTTATCAAGCCAGTCTTCACCTTCTAGTGCCAGACGTGCTTCAACATCTCTCGATGTCTTTAGGTCATCTTGCAATGACTCTGGATTAAACACAGGACGCCCAGTGGTTAAGAAAGCCTCTTCGGGCTCCGCTGGATATTCCTGTTTGAACAAGTCGATGCCGTTCTGGGCAATCTTTCGCCGACGAAACATCAGCTGTTCGTTGTCTAGGTCGTATTTCTTAGATAAGTCCTCTTCCTCTGGAGTTATCTTAAAGTTCTCAGGTACAGGCTCACGATACTCTGGGTCTACATACCAAGGAATAAACACAGGGACGTAGCCGTTAGAGCCATCCACTGCACCTTTCCATAGATCATAGAATATACCAGATACACCATTAGCTGTGCTCTCAACGAATACAGCTGTGCCTTTCTTGTTAGGTACGGCTTGCGTCATACCATTCCAGTTCTCTAGGGCAGTTGATTTCTGCCAGAAGGCAAGTTCTGATGCGTGAACATGTGTAAGTGTCTCACCACGTCCAATGCTCTCACCACCAGCTGTAGCAACCACGTAAGAACTATCAAGAACATCAAAGGTCAACTCTCGTCGAGATGAATACTTTGTATGTGGCTTGAGTAGTTCTGGGCAGTTCTCATGGTAGCGTTTAGTCATGTCAAACAGTGCTCTTGTACTGTCAGAATGGTGTGTGACCACCATTGCTTTACATGCTTTGCGCTGGGAAACATTAAAGTAAAGATAGCCGCCTACATAAGTTGATAGACCTTGCTGTCTAGCCTTCAAGATTATTATGCGAACCTTACCTTCAGTAGCCATCTGCTTATCTACAGCTTCTTGTAGTATAGTCTGTGCTGGCTTTAGTTTGAGGGGCTTGATGTCTCCATCTTTGGTTCTGATCTTGAGTGCTGACTTAGAGTAAAAGTCAAATTCGTCATATAGTTTGCGGCGTACTTCTTTAAGTTTCTTTTCCATCGTCAGTTTGCTCTTCCTCTGGTTCACTTACTAAAAGCGACTCCAAGAAGGCTTCTGCTTTACCAACAGTGACTTCGCTCTTTGAAACTGGTTTTGTCTTAGTAAAGTCTAAGACCATTCTTGCGGCTGTTAGTTTGTCTCGGTTCTGCGCTGGTTCGCGCATGATCTCGACAGCTGTTTTAAGAGCCTCTACCGCATATTCGTCATCAATATTATTTTCTTTAGCCATAATAGCCACAATCCTTTCAGCGTCTTTCTGTGCTTGTTTTCGGATGGGGGTGATGGCCTCTAACGTGTAGCCATCTGGAGTGCCTACTGGCCTTCCTCCGTTCTTACGTTTTTTGGTTGACCACTGCTTTCGTAGTGCTCTTCCTTCCTCAGTTTGCATTAGTTTTGAGAAATAATTATCTTTGCCCTTTCGAGCCTTCTTTGGGTGCGTTAGTTCCTTCTTTGGTGACTTCTTTCTTGGTTCCTTTGGTGCTCCCATTGTGCTCTCCTAGTGTCCTTGAAATAATAAAGCCCCATTGCTGGGGCTGTATGTTGTTATGCTGATAGGATGCCATCTTGTGGACTGAGTATGCCTTCATTCGGCTCTTCGTCCTCGCCAGAGTTCATCGCAACCATTGCTGTGACTATGGCTAATATTGTTGCAAGAGGATGTCCGTAGAACTTAATCTTACCATTGTTTGCTTTATCAAACTCTTTCTTTATTAGCTTTGTGTTTATAGGCATTAGCTCTTTGGCAAGTTTTGGGTTCATTAAGTATACCCACATAGGATCAACAGATAATTCAGCTGTCAAAGTCGTATACGCACGAGTACGCTTCAGTTTTTTCTTCAAACTTTTGACTGTATCAGGATTATTGCTGATTTTGATGTGCATCAACATTTTCCTAATATCTCTAGCTTCGACTTTGCTATCTGGGTCTTTCTGTGTAAATGCTTTCCCAGCTTCTTGGAATGCAAGTATTTCTTTAATTGCTGGGTGGTCTTTACCTTTACCTTCAAGGATAGGTTTCATAACAGATTTGTTGTAACTATTACCACCAACAAGGTTTTCTTGACCGCTAAACGGGTTTTTGACTGTGCCTAGCCCAAACTCACCCTTACCATCCATGTTACCTTGTGTAAGTGAATGACCCATTTCGTGAAGTAGTGTCATTAAAGAGTTAATTTTTGTAACCTTTTTACCAAAAATTGTACCGCTTGGTTTTATAGCAAATACACTAC